CTTTGACTCAAGGAATTATAACTCTCCCAAGAGTTTGAGTACTTTGAGAAAACTTTCAACAACGAGTTTGATTTAAGGAGTTTCATAGCCTTTATTACAAGACTAGAATTGTAATGGATGTTTATTTTCTTTGTCCTATTAAGATAATTCTTCATTGGATCATCTTTAATAAGATAAGATCTTAACTCATCTATACAACTTAAATCTAAAGCACCAGTGTAACGATCTAATAGATTGTGACATTGGTATGCGAGTAATGATTCTATATCTTTTGTCATTCTTGTAAGAGCCACTGCAATCGGTAAGTCACCACCAGTTGGTAGTCGAGAGTAACTTCCTCGCGGACCTGCAAGATTATACATCTCACTGATTTTCGTATCCCAGTTATGTTTAACTGCGATATTATATCGGTGAAGTATCGTCTTTCGCCCTTTTATGATTTCATCATACAGTAATATACCAATAGCCTCTCGTAAAATAAGAGGACCATTGTGTGTGTTACAAGATATGTTGACGAACCATGTAGGCCAATTTTGGTTCCTACAATCGTTCAATCGATTCCCTATAACGTAAGTTATAGGAATATCATAACAGAGCAAGGTTTTATATCTGTGTTTCTTCTTAAATTTGTAAAAATCTTTGAAGAATGGAGATATAAGATTATCAAAGAAGTTGGGTGCCGTAATCAGGTCTCTTACATGAGCCCACCCATGATTTTCTAAATTTCTTAGTAGTTCAGCAACCTGAGAAGGATCCTTTGCTGTTTCGGTCAATCCACTTAAGGTAAAGGGTGAAAACTCTTTACCTTGGTAGAAATACCGACTAGCAAAAGATAATATATTATTACCAACTAAGGTTTTTGACTCTGAGATACTTATACCAAGTGTCTCAGTTATTAAGGATTTATAATTAAGGGCAGTGTCCTTATCACATATAACAATATCATCACCTAATAAGGCATAATCCTCAAAAGGGAGATTTCTTCCAGCTCTTTTAGCTGAAAGTTGCACTATGATGTGATGTGATAAAGAGAAGACTGGCCAAGATGAGTACAACCCTAAAGGTTGTCCTACCCTATAGTGAATCTCTTCACCAGTAGGTGTCCTGAATGGTAATTCAGCGACAAGTCGTGACCAGTGTTCTGCAATATCAGGATTGTATAGATGTTCCATTACAAGTCTTTGGACCCAAAGAGGAAATCTATCTGTTGCGTCCGAAAGGTCGTAACAATAAAATTCTTTCTTTGATAACAATTCTGACACATCTCCTTGATTAAATGTTTTGTCGGCTTTGAAATTCTTCAGAACCTTCATCACATCATCATGGTAGATCTTAAGAAGTGTTTGTGTCCAATAATCTCCAATACCGATGTTTCGGACTTTTCCTTCTTTATCTGGGAAGTGTGTTAACCTTCTCAGTATTGATGGATTAGTCTTAAGGCGTGTTGGTTGTATATTTTGTTTAAAATACTCAACTAACCCACCATCAACATCTAACTTAGTCCATGACTCATAAATACTTGAGTTATAGAATGAGTAAGCTTCGTTGACACAATCGTGTATTGCAGGCTTCTTGTTTGGACCTTTCTTTACACTCGTATGAAAAGTGTGCCATAACGGTACTTTTCTCTCTAGATTTAACTGACTGAGTATGTCTCTTAGTTCAAATTCTAAGAACATAGGATCATCACCTTTATATTCATCAGTAATTGAGGAATATGAAGGTTCTCCCTTTTGCTTAATGACTTTAGTAAGGGTTAATAGGGTTAGTGCAAGTGACATAACGTCAACTTTGTACTCACTTTTTAAACTCTTTTCTATTGGACTTAAGAAACTTGGAAGTCCTCTCTTGTTCAGAGATATAAACATCTCTGATCGGGTTACTGGACTCCCATTTACAAACTGAAGGAAGATTTGTC